CATTTGCATCATAACCTACTTCATCATCTAGCTCTGTGAATTTCAATGATGTATATGGGTGTCCTGATTTTTCAGACTCATTTGCCCAAGCACCCAAAGAGAAAGACTTATCATTAAGACTAACCTTACCAGACATATCAGGCGCTTTCTCAGACTTCTTTTCATCTTTCAAAAACAAAAGACCAAGACTCACCATAAATTCATATTTAGGTTGCCCCTCATTGTTATGACTCTTTACAATAGCCCCATAGTATTTTTTTCCGTCAATCTGAAAAGTACCCTTACGCTCTATTGTTGAGTTATTTTCATGCCAGAGATAACCTCTCTTTTCTTTTTCATATTCCATTGTAATTATCCTATTAATTTGAATTCATAACCTCTGCCATTTTTGATTTTTCTTTTCTCAATGACTTCACCGTATTTTTTTAAATTGTATCTCGCTCTTTGTTTATCCTTTCTTAGGTTTCTTATTGCCGCAGAAATACTTGGCTCACCATAAAAAGTACCGCTTCTGTTTTTTATCACACGCTGTAATGACCAGTAAGTCCACCATGTAACTCCGTCTTTCATGCAAAGATAAACCATATCATCAAGAGTCATCTTTTTAACTGTCATCTTGCACCTCACTTTTCTCGTAAAGAGATATCAAGGTTTCAAAAGAAACTTTTATTTCACCGTTAGCATCTTCATGGGCTTTCTTTATATCAGCTACATTTCTTTCATACACTTTTCGGCAAAACAACTGGTCTGGCTTACTCATTTGACCTCTGCACTTGTTTAGGTATTCTTCTAGGTCATCAGTGCCGTATGCAACTTTATTATGACTGTTAATCATTTTGTACTTCTTGGTAGACGGTGCTTCTTCTTTTTCTTTGATAGCATGGTCAACTTCTTCAAATGATGCGTAGTTACCACCTGATAAGCCAATCGCTGAAAGCGCACGCCCGATTGATGACGTAAGGCAGTTTTCTACTGCACTGGTTTTGTTAACCATGCCCGCGCTTCTGAATTCTTCAGCAAAGTCATTACCTATTTCACGCCATGTTCCATCTACAAAAACATGAATACTGCTCTCAGTCATTACCCTATTTTCATCTGCGGTATGCACCTTACTTATAATCTTACCGTCAACACCAAAGGCTTCTCTGAACACTTGTACTCTGGTATGTACCTCTGCATACATCTTACCCTTGATATTTACCTTATCTTTATCAGATAACTCTGACATCTTTTTCACTGCTGTTATCAGCTTGTCTTCAATTTCACTCATTTAACTTACCTCTAGTTTCAATAAAATAATTTCATAGCGCCTTCAATTTCATTGCGCCCCCAAATGTTCCACCAATTATCATTACTCAAATCAGGAGTAAGATTAGATAACTGGCAGACCTCTCTCATATCATCACTAAGACTTAACATAAACATCATCTTAGTAACGGTATTCTCAATAAACTTTTTGTGCATATCTATATCAAGCACATCAAAGCTGATTAATTCGCTTATCTTTGTCGTTGTATAAACATAGTCAATTACTGGCTTTTTTGATGTTGCCAAATGATAGACAGTTAATTGTCTTGAATAATTAGAATTCATTTTTGGCTTCATTGATGTGGTTTTTAAATCACGCACACAATCATCATATTCCAAATCTAAATAACCCATAAGGGGTACTGGTATGCAGTCAAGATGATGCTCAACTTTCTTTTGTGTTGCTATGGGTACGCCAAAATCTTTGTATATCGGGATAACTACTTCTAATGTTCTTTTTAGATGCGCCTGTTTCTTTGTTGCGCCTTCAATATCATAATCAGATTTGGATTCTTGAGCTTCTTGCTCAATCCGTGAAAACTCGCCGTTAGCTAAATCCAGAGATTCTTTTATACTGATACCGTCAACAACTGCTCTGGTAATACCTACCTCAACAGCGTTGCCATAGGTAAATGCGGGCTTATATGCTTGGTCTTTGTAACCCGCCACATTGACTAACCATTTTGCGGGGTTACTAATAAATAAATTAATTTGTGATGGCGATAAGTATTTTACGCCATGCATTTCAAATGGGCTTTCATGCATATCAATATCCTTTTCATATTCAATTCAATAAGACACATTACATGAAAAATTTGATGGTTGCAAAAAAAACTTACATGGATTAATCTACCCTGATGTCTATTGAATGCTTAAATTGGTGTATCAAACAAAAATGCGCCACACCGTCTACCAAACTGGTACTGTTTGTGCTTTCAAATTATAGTGACGAAAAACATTCTTGCTATCCATCAGAAAAAAAACTTGCGGAAATCGTAGGTGTTTCTGAGCGCCAGATAAGAAGATGTTTACATTGGTTAGAGGAAAACAAATATATAACGATACAACCGAGAGCGGGAACAAGTAATCGGTACTTCATGAGGGTGGACATGGGTGTCCAGAGGGGTGGACATACACTTCCAGAGGGGGGTGGACATGGGAGTCCGCCTATACTAAAGAAAGATACTAAAGCTAATACTAAAGAGAAAACCAAAAGTAATTCATACACAAAAGAGTTTGAGATTTTTTGGTCAGTCTACCCAAGAAAAATAGGTAAGTATGGTGCGTTCAAATCCTACGAGAAAGTTTCTAAGGAACACCCACACAAATTAATTTTAGAAAGAGCCAAGATATTTTCTAAGAACAACGAAATGACTGAAGAACGATTCATACCGCACTGCACCACTTGGTTGAATCAACGGAGATTTTTAGATGTAGAAGTAAAAACTAAAAAGAAAAGTAGCTTGAATAGTTTAGCGGGTTAATCAAAATGAATAGGAGTGAATATGAAAAAGAATATGTACGATATATTGTCAGAGAATCAAATCAAATTGAAATCTTACGAGGGAAATGAAAAAACTAAATGTAGAGAGTGTCAACCGCCACACAATAAAAATGACAACCCATTATCTGTAACTTGCGATAACGGTAATGCGGTTTGGAATTGTCATCATTGCGGTTGGACAGGTTCAACAAATACTGGCAGTACAAATTTCGTCACGGCGAGAGAGAAGGTTTATGTAGCGCCCAAGCTACCAGAAAAAACAGAAACCCCATCATCAATGTATTCATGGTTTGCAGAGCGTGGAATCAGCAAAGAAACCGTACAGAAAAAAGGTATCTACATTGAAGATAAATACTGGATAGCGTTTCCTTACAAGGATGAAGAAGGCAAAGTAGTCAACATAAAGTACAGAACACAAAGCAAGAAATTCAAACAATCACCAAATGCAAAACGCTCACTTTACAACTACGATTTAGTCAAAGATTCGGAAACAATAATTTTCGTAGAGGGAGAAATGGATTGTCTTGTTCTAATTGAAGCGGGCTTTGACAATAATGTTGTGACACTGCCTGACGGTGCGCCTAAAGAAGCAAAGTTTAATGAGAAAGATGCTAGGTTTACTGCCTTGGAAAATTGCCCTTTAGATAACGCAAAGAAGGTCATACTTTTTGTAGATAATGACAGCGCGGGCAGAGCGCTTAACAAAGAATTATTACATAGATTCGGAAAAGAATTGTGTTGGTATGTTGATTACCCATCAGATGCCAAAGATGCAAATGAAGTTTTACTCAAGCACGGGGTAAGCAAGATAAAAGAGATAGTAGAGAATGCAAAGCCGTACCCTATTGATGGATTGTTCTCTGCCCACCAATATTACGGCTCTGTGCTTGACCTTTACAACGGCAACTACACAAAGCCAATCAGCATAGGATATGAAAACCTAGATGAAAATTACAAAATTCTCAGAGGTACATTTCACACATGGACAGGTATTCCGAATCACGGAAAGTCCTCGTTTCTTGACCAATGCTTGATAAAGATAAGTGAAAAACATAACTGGCGTTTCGCTGTGTTTTCACCAGAGCATTCAGTACAGATGCACTTGCGCAGATTAGTGCAACTAAAATTAGGCAAGGCTTTTGATGAGGGATTTGCTAATCGCATGACTAAGGAAGAACTGCAAGGCGCTCTTGAATGGATAAATGAACACTTCTACTTCTTGGAAACCAAAGACACTACGCCAGACATTGACTATCTCATTGATAAAGCAAAAGGTGCGGTCTTGAAATATGGTTGTGATGGTTTAGTAATTGACCCTTACAACGAAGTTTCAGCACTCCGCGGCAATATGAGAGAAGATGAACACATAAGAGATTTCATCAGCAAGCTAAAACGATTTGCAAGAGTCCATGATGCCTGTGTCTGGATTGTTGCTCACCCAACCAAATTACAGAAAGACCAAAACGGAAGCTACCCACCACCAAGCAGTTATGAGATTTCTGGGTCAAGTCATTGGAGTAATATGAGTGATGCAATCATAACAGTACACCGAGATTTTGATACAGATGTTACAAGAGTGATTACCAGAAAGATAAGAGAGCAAGGATTATATGGTCGTATTGGTGAAGCCACATTCAAGTACAATAAGACAAAAAAGAACTTTGAGATATATAAGGAACTAGATGTTGTTGATATACCTCATTGGACAGATGAAGATTATGAAAATATAAGGGGATGATAGTTATAAAAATAACCCTAACAAGCTGAAAAACCTTCAATACCAACGTATACAATGAAAATTAAGTTTGCAATTACAATCAAATTGTTATACGCTTATAGAGTACAACTGCGTTTTTTTAAATAAAGAGGACATTGAAAATGAAAAAATTGAAAACAAATTGGAATCCAGAATGGTACGTTCACATCAATGGATTTAGATTAGCTGAAACTAAAAGCATTGGTTACAAGTGGGTGCGATACAGAACATCTAGCAACGATAGATACTCACGCATGAAGCGTGCGGAGTGGGATAAGTGTGTTGTTAGGTCTGCTCAAGAACAGCAACACCAAATAGAAATATTCAACAAGGCGCGTGAGCTAGGCGTTGAAATGTATGAGAGAGTACGCGCAAACGCTAAACCAACAGCACGCACATTTGCAGATATTGAAGCAGATGTGAACTATCTTGAAATGTCATTAAAGGGGGTGGCGGCATGATGAATTACTTTGAAAAAGTCTTTGCTGAAATGAAACGCAAGTATGACCTTGATGACAATACACCAGTATACGATTTATCGTTTTATCTTGATGATAGTGATTGGCAAAAACTCACACAGGCAATGAAATATCCCAATGGCATATTGAGAGAGGTGCAATCATGAATGGAGAAGAAGCGCTATCTTTGATTTTAAAAAACAACTTGAGAACTCTTGACCAAATATTCGTGAAGATAAAACCGCACAATGAGCCACAGACAATCAGGCATAAAGAATATGAAGATTACAGAATGGCGGTAAATCAATTCAACAGTCTGACCGTGATGAATCAAGAGATACTTGACCAACTATTTCCTGATAGAAAAAGAAAAGGAGTCACGCTCTTACAGGATAGCGTCACGGATTTTAGTAATGATGCAGAATGGGTTGAATGCAGAATCACCACATACAAAACTGGTGCAACTGATGAATAACATAATACTGCAACAACTAATACACGGCTATCAAAGTGATGAATGGTTAGATGGTCTAGCTTATCCCGCGCATTGGAATCGTAAAAGTGGTCTTTTGCCTTTAGAGCAACAGCGCAAATACTTCAAAGATGTGAGTAAAGAAATACAGCAAGCTATGAAGTTTTACATAGATGCGAGAGATACAAAGAATGACCTATCACCAGTAGAGATGGAAAAGGTGGTTGAAGATATGAAAATATATCTACCTTATAAATCTTGTTTGATTCAATTTGAAACCAATGAATGCATATATCATGTGCTAGTCGGTAATCATGGAGAAAAGACAGCAGACACAGAGCAAGATATTATTACTGCACTCATGTTCTATTATCAAAAATCTGACAATCTTTGTGCGCATGACTTTTGCACTTATGGATATACTTATCATCATAAAGAAGAAATGAGTCCATACTTAAATAGGCTTGTAAGCAAGGAAGATTACACATTCTGGTTAAAGAATCATCCCGAAGGTTGTATTATCACAGACCCCGATAGCAATGATGCTTATACTAATCCGAGTTTGAATGATTGGACAGCGCATATATCAATGGTGATTGTGCAACTCAATGTGTTGCTTACATATCCTGAGATAGCAGATACCAAAGATGTACTAGGCAGACCCAACAACACAGTAGGACACACACAGCTTAAAAACATCAAAGACTCTACATTGAGAACTAGACCCAAGTATCAGCATAAAACATTAAAGCTAAATATGTATGGAGAACCATCTAGCGGCGAATCAACAGGGCAACGCTCAAAAGGTACAGCATTCCACAGCGTAAGAAAGCACATCCGCAAACTAGCAAGCGGGAAGAAAACATTTGTTAAGGCACACTTTAGAGGTAGCAAGGACATAGGTGTAATTACTAAAGACTATGAGGTGATGTCAGATGCAATAAAATAACATTAGAAGTTATGATTCTTTATGTTAGTATCTGAGATATTGTGAGAAAAGATGAACAAAAAACAGTCAAATTATGCTCAACCCTGAGAGAGAAGATACGCAATCTGTATGTTCAAGGTATAGAAAGTGAGGGGGGTGAAAGGGTATTATTCAGTCTGGACAAGTTAGCTGAAGAACACAATGTAGGCAAAAGCACTCTCTACAGGTATGCCAAGAACGAGAACTGGAAGTTCCAGAAAGACCAGTTTCAAGAATCTTATTTGCAAAAGCTAGATAACCAGAGAGCAAAAGAACTCGTTACAGAGTCAAAGAAGTTTGATACCAAGACAATCAACATATCAAAACAACTGCTTAATGAGATTGGAAGATTTATAATAAAGTCTGAAGCAGATGATGAATTAACACCGCCTATGATGAATCAACTTGCGGAAGCAACATACAAAGTACAAAAAGTAGCGAAACTCGCTATGGGTGAAGCTACAGAGAATATGAGTCTAAATGCAAAAGTCACAGACACATCCGCATTCAGAGAAGCTATGGAATTGCTTGACGAGGTTGCAGACCAACGCAGAAAAGTCAACGATTCAGCTATACACTGAATGGCTAAAGACAGCTAGACCTAAACAGCTACCGCCGAAAGAAGATTTCTTTATCTGGCTAATACTGGCGGGTCGTGGTTGGGGCAAGACTCGTACAGGTGCGCAAGACATAGCTTTATACGCACTCAGAAATCCAAATACCATCAGCGCAGTTATAGCGCCAACATTCGGTGATTTAAGGCGAGTCTGTTTTCAAGGCAACAGTGGTCTTTTATCTATTATACCCAAAGACTGCTATTCAACTGAGTTTGGTACATACGGCTATTCATCAACGATATGTGAGATAAGATTATCTAACGGCTCAAAGATTGTAGGGTACGCCGCACATAATCCAGATAGATTGAGAGGTAGTCAGTTTCATAGAGCTTGGGCTGACGAGCTTTGTGCTTGGGAATATCCAGAAGCATTTGACCAGTTAATGTTTGGGTTGAGATTAGGTGATGACCCTCAATGCATAATAACAACAACACCGAAGCCAACTGGATTGCTAATGGGATTACTAGACCGTGAAGATGTAACGATTACCAAAGGCAACACTTTTGAGAATGAAGCTAATCTTGCAACATCAGCGCTTGAAATGATGCGCTCAAGATATGAAGGCACTACATTAGGTAGGCAAGAACTCTATGCAGAGGTGTTAGAGGATATAGAAGGCGCTCTATGGTCAAACAAGCTGATAGATGAAGCTAGACTGCCTTATGATACCGAAAAAGAGCTTATACAAATTATAGTGGCGATTGACCCCGCAGTCACAGCTAATGAGAACTCAGATGAAACAGGAATAATTGTGGTTGGTAAAGATGCAAATAATGAGTATTATGTACTTGAAGACTTATCGGGCAAGCATTCTGCTGATGGTTGGGGTAAGATAGCTATAAAGGCTTACTATGAATGGGAAGCTGATAGGATTGTGGCAGAGGTAAACAATGGTGGTGACTTAGTGGAAAGATTAATTCGCAACATAGATATGAATGTTCCATATAGGTCAGTTAGAGCGTCACGAGGTAAAATGGTTCGTGCTGAACCTATTGCGGCTCTATACGAACAAAGGCGCGTTCATCATATTGGTGTTTTTAAAGAACTGGAATCGCAGATGTGTTCCTACACAGGACAAAACAAACCGAGTCCTGATAGATTAGATGCCTTAGTTTGGGGATTGTCAGAACTAAGCAAGTCGCGTGGCATCGTTAATTGGAGAATTAGCTAATGGCATTATTGGATAACATTAAGAATGTATTTACCATCAGAGGTAACGAATACAAAAGAGCAAGCAACATGGTCGGATATTTTGGTGTTGGTGCGAGTGAAGGCAAACAATACAAATACCAAGACTTAGCAAAAGAAGGCTACCTAAAGAACGCAATTGTATATAGATGCGTTAATGAGATATCTAAAGGCGCGGGTGCTGTAGATTATTGCGTTAAAAGCGGTGATACCATGCTAGAAAATCACCCATTGCAAGTATTGATAGACAGACCAAACCCATTGCAATCAAACACAGAATTTTTTAATGCTTTATTTGGCTTCTTACTTCTTAGTGGTAATGCATATATCCTGAGAGTGGGTGGAGAGATAGGCGCACCAAAAGAACTTCATCTGCTTAGACCAGACAGAATCCGCATCAATGGCGGTAAAAAGCCCATACCAGAAAGCTATGACTATGTAATCAATGGTAGAGTGCAAGCATCTTATCCAGTAGACCAAGACACAGGTTATAGTCAACTCAAGCACATCAAGCTATGGAATCCATTAGATGATTTCTACGGTTGTTCACCTTTATCTGCGGCGGCAGTAGAAGTAGACCAACATAATCTATCAAGCAAGCACAATATCAACCTACTAAACAATGGCGCTAGACCTAGTGGGGCGGTAATATTTAAACCTAAAGATGAATCAGGGTTCAATGTAAATCTAACAGAGGGGCAAAGACAGCAACTCTTAACAGACCTAAACAATAGATTTCAAGGTGCGGGTAATGCGGGCAGACCGTTATTGTTAGAAGGTGACTTTGATTGGAAAGAGATGGGATTGAGTCCAAAAGATATGGATTTCATCAACCTAAAACACATGAGCGCCACAGACATAGCCTTATGCTTTGGCGTGCCAAATCAATTAGTGGGCGTACCTGATGCACAGACTTACTCTAATGTTGCAGAAGCTAGACTTGCTCTATATGAAGAAACAATCATACCTCACCTAAAGTTAATACAATCAGATATCAATGAATGGTTAGTGCCTATGTTTAGCGAGAATGTAAGATTTGAGTATATGTATGAGAACATCCCCGCACTATCTGAGCGCAAAAGAAAGACTTATGAGAATGTAACAAGCGCTGTAAGAGAAGGCATAATGACTCGTAATGAAGCCAGAGAGATACTAGGTCTTAGTCCTATTGATGGTGGTGATGAAATATATATATCATCAACCTTGTTCCCAATAGGCTCAGAATCAACACCAGAGCCTACACCAGAGGAAGAAGAACTGGATATTCAAGACTATGAAGATGAAGAAGAAGATGATGATGAAAAGGACATAGACGACATTATCTGGGATGAGGATGTGAAGGCTATTGCAGACATAGACCTTACACCAACAGATGGCATGGCGAGTGAAGCAGAGCGCGGGCTTAAATGGAGAAAAGAATTCAATCGTGGTGGCACTATGGTAGGTGTAGCCAGAGCCAATCAATTAGTTAGAAAAGAAAACTTATCGCCTAGCACGGTACGCCGAATGTTTAGTTTCTTCAGTAGACATGAAGTGGATAAGCAAGGGCAAGGATTCAAGGTAGGTCAGGAAGGCTATCCAAGTGCGGGCAGAATAGCATGGGCGCTCTGGGGTGGTGATGCGGGATTTGCATGGTCAAGAAAGAAGCGTAACCAATTAGAAGCCGAAGCAGAGAAGATGCTAAAGCAAGATAAACATACAGGTATCACTGAACTGAAAGCACCAATATCAGCAAAAGTGAAAGAGGGGTTGAAAAACAAAGTAGAGAAACACAACGAGAAGTACGGAGATAAACCAACAAAGCGGGCAACACTAAGAATGCTTGAAGCGGTATTTAGGAGAGGGGTTGGCGCATATAACACGAACCCACAGTCAGTAAGACCAAGTGTAACCAATCAAGACCAGTGGGCTTATGCCAGAGTAAACAGTTTTCTAACGGCATTGCGTACTGGTAGGTTTAGAAGTGGTAAACACGATACAGACTTATTCCCTAAAGGACACCCATTGTCTAGTAAGTAATACCTATGTTAGACCCTTACTCACACAGAGAAAACGCTGTCAGGGCGCACACAGGGGCTAGAATTCTTGCAAAGATACAGCAAAAACGCCTTAATTCCTTTAAACAAGGCAGAATCAATGTCAGGAAAGAAGTAAGAAGGCAACGCCGATTACGCAATAATTTAGAGAAAATGGTATTCAGAAGATTGAGTAGCTTACTACCCAAGCACATAAGAACACAGGCAAGTATATTCAAAGTATCAGGGTCATTCTCAAGGAACGCATCAAACAGGCAACTAGAAAACGAACTCTTTGCCGTTATGAGTAAGCACTACCGTAGAATATTTATGACGGTATTCAAAGACAATGAGTCAAGATATGAAAAGATAAACAAAAGCGTAGATGTAACCGTGTTTGGTAGAAACAGAGATATTGAAAGATTAATCAGTGTCTACAACAACGATAGAAACCTTTATCTAGCAAATATGACTCAATCAGTGACTAGGAATATCCAGAATGTCATTACAAAGGGTAGAGCAGATGGCGCTACATTAGACCAGATATCCAAAAACATTAGGAACACAGCACCCATAGCAAGACGCAGAGCCGCCGCTATTGCCAGAACAGAAACACACAATGCCGCTAGTTTTGCACAGCATGAGTATCACGGAATCATACAAAACGAGTATGGCGTTAACATGATGAAGAAATGGGCGGCTACTAATGACCTAAGAACACGGTCAGCGCATAGCGCGGTCAATGGACAGACAAGGGCTATGGATGAAGCATTTGATGTAGGTGGCGCTCAGATGATGCACGCGGGTGACCCTAAAGGTGGTGCAAAGAATGTTATCAACTGTAGGTGTGTCATTATTTATGTTGATGCAGATGAAATAGAGGAAGCAGTAGATACAACAGCGCCATCAAGAAAACCAGTAAACGATTTTGGTGAACAGCACCCAGATGAAATTAAACCAAACAAAGAATCATTCAAAGGTGATGAGAATATAAGTATCGTGAATAGAAGGGCGCAACCGTTGAATGATGTCACTCATATAAGAAAAGGTGCTTTCTTTCATCATAGTGGCACGATTAATATGGGGTCAAACTATGGAAGGTCAGGCGCTTCATATAATAGCGTGTGGCGGCATGAAAAAGGACACGCATTTGATTACGACACGAAATTTATGTCTGTGATGGGTGATTATGCCGCTAGAGCAAAATTTTTAAATATAGGGCATGACAAGCTGATGCGGTCTAAGATAAAAAATGCCGTTGACATTGAATCTGATAAAATTAGAGGAGTAGGGTCAGGAAAATCAACTTACATCAGTAGATTCGGTATATCATCTTTCATGGCAAAACAAATTTTAGATGATAGGAAACTACTACGGAAAAGAAACAATGACATCAAAAAGAAAAGAAAAAATAAAGATTTAGAAAAAAATACTACAGCTAATGATTTAAAACTTGGTGTTTCATCTAAGGTAGTGACAAAGAGCAGAGAAATAGAAGTATTAGGAGAAAAAAGAACAATAACAGATGACAAAACTATATGGGAAACAAACCTAAGTAAAGCGCAATTCATTAAGAAATGGAAATCAGAGCTTGATAAATCAGAATCAATTTTGAAGTATGATGATTTAAAAGTATTGTATGGTGATGATTTTCTTGAATCTGCTTACGATATTGCAAAATTACCAAATAACATGGAAACCTCGTATTTCGGTACAGGCAAAAGTTTCCGTGATTTGTCATCTTGGCTAACAAACTTAAAGTATAACAATCTCGGTAATGGGTCAGATTGGTTAAAGTCAAACTTCAATTATTATCTAGCAAAATCACAAAAATCAGAATCTATAAAAGACATAACAAACTTTTCTGATTTGATAGGTTCAATAACTAATAATAGCGTAATGGATGGTCATACCAAAAGGTACTATTCAAGTTTCCCAAAACTTGCAACTGGCTTGTCTGACGGTCACTTAACAGAAACATTTGCAAACTTTACTTGTTTATTGGGAAGTAAAAATGCTGATACATGGCGTAAAGTCTTGGCATACCACACGCCTGATTCATTAAAAGAATATGATGAAATTATGGAAGCACTGGCAAAAGCTAAAGCCATAGATGAAGCAGATGTGGCTTTGATGGATTTAACATGAAATACGAATATTGGTTAGTAAATGGAGTCATATATGACAAATTTTTTGAAGTAGAGAAATTAGATGTTTTGTATGGCAATTATCTTTTTATAACGAATGAAGATGCGGGTACACATATACCCACATATAAATTTCCTGATGGAGATATGCTTAAAAAAACAGATATAAACAAGATAGCTAAACTGATACAAAGAGCAATAGACAACAACACGAAACTCAAGGCAGAGGATATATCTGAGATAGTAACTGATTATCCAGATGATGTTCTGATATAAAAAAACCGCCCGAAGGCGGTCTTAATAATCATGCAGTGAAGGATTAAGCTACTTTATTTTCTTCAACTTCTGACTTACAGACCCCATGCCTAAGTAAAACTTGATTTGAAATGAGCCTGTAGTGCTTCTCTGTAATGAGATGTAAAAGGTCATTACCAGATTCAGAGAGTCTAACTGAAAATAGCCCATTCACTAAAGGATATACAGTGAATAATCTCATTCCAATAATGCTTGTTTTTTTCTCTATACGATTCCATGTTGAATAATTTATTTGTTCCAAATCAATCATTTTCATTTTAGGATGGAATTCAGAGCCACAACCTCTTTCAAAACACCATTTATTAAAAGAAATATAGCAACAGAAATTAGTTAGCGCGATTATTTCATTGTTGGTTAATGGCTTGCGGTCGTTTTCAGATAAATATACAGCAACCGCGCCAATCATTTCATTAATATAAACATTCCATTCAGGTCTTTCTGATTTTAACGAACTCATTTTCTTATTCATTTTTATCCCCTTTGGAGTGGCTTACGCCACCCCCATAGTTTCAAGTAGTTTATTTTTAGCAATCTTCTTGCCGTTAAGTGAGAAAGCGCATCTGTAACTGGTGCTACGCCTTGTGTATATGCTTTTCTGTCTAGTGATTGTCAGAGTTATATCACCAATGCTTACGCTTTTTGTGATTGACTTCTGATAACCCGCTAAGTAGTTTCTTCTTTTGCCGTATTGGTTTTCAACAACTTCATAATCATTGAAGCCTTCTGCAACTTCTGTTTCCATGTTTACTAATAATTCTTTACCATCAGCAACATTCATTAAAGGGTTACCGTTTACTGTTTCAATTTTTTCTGCGAGATATTTGATGTAATTTTCTGCACTTGAGATAGAGAATTCTAATTCTCTGGCAGTGTCATCATCCACACCGCCTAATGATTTTAATTCTTCTCTTTTTACTTTTATCTGATATTGAATGTTAGAAATAGTAGCTTCAGCAACCAACTTAGAAACTTCTAATGGCTCTATGTCAGAGCCTTTGCAAGTGCCATTAAAAAAACCAAACTGAACATCATAGCCATGTTTAGCAATCAAATTATCATTAGTGCTGACCGCTTGCACTCTACCGCAAACTTGGCAATGCCCTTTATGTGTGTGTGTATCTCTCATATTTTTTCCTTATATTTAATTAAACAACACAATAATAGTAACACCTATAGTTATTATTGCAACTACTTTAATACTTTTTTATGAAGTTTTTTTTAACCGTTTTTTTTGACCTCTGGTTAATTTATTGTAAGATTGTTTGTGTTGGGCTAATATGGGTGAAACTTAATAGAGGAAACCTTTAAATGAACACTGGAAATGCGATGCTAGATGTTCAGGCTAATGAGCCTACTTTGAAAGAAGATTCTATAGAGAATGATGCAAAGGAAGAAATCAGGCGTGATGTATTCACTACTGAAGAAGAAGCTCAAGACAGAGCAAAAGAATTAGGATGTGACGGAATCCACAAACATGATGAAGATGGCAATACAATCTATATGCCATGCAAAACACATGAGGAATATGTACTTGCTACAGGTACAGATGTAAAAAGCCAACACATTGAATTCAAATCAGAAATAAAAGCATACCAAGACGAAGAAGATGAAGAAAAAGGCGAGTATGGTCGTTTTGAAGGTTATGCATCTGTATTTGAAAATACTGACTTAGGTAATGATGTAATTAAGACAGGCGCTTTCAAAAAGAGTATAAGACGGCGCGGCAATAAAGGTGTCAAACTTCTATACCAACATAAGAGCGATATGCCTATTGGTGTATTTGATTCTATTAAAGAAGATGACCACGGTCTTTATGTAAAAGGTAGACTTGCATTGCAGACACAGGCGGGCGGTGAAGCCTATGAATTATTAAAAATGGGTGCTTTAGATGGAATGTCTATAGGATTTAGAGCAGACCCTAAAACGATTACTTACGACAAGCGTTCTAAAAAAAGAATGATTGGTGAAGTAGATTTAATGGAAATTAGTCTAGTCACGTTCCCGATGAATCCGAAAGCTACGGTGATGTCGGTAAAAGGCGAAGCGGTTTCTATTAGAGAGTGGGAAAATGGAATGCGAGATGCCTTCAATCTTTCTCGTTCTGAAGCAAAGATGGCGGCAAAAGCCGTTCATCATGCCTTTGAATCTAAATCAAGTAGTGAGATGCTACGAGAGAAAGAAGAAAAAGAGCAAAAAGAACTGGTAGATGCCATAAAAACCTTAACTTTAACCCTAAAAACATCTAACTAAAAAGGAAATTAAAATGTCTGGAACTGAAGATGTAAAAACAGTCTTACAGGAGTATGGTCAAGCATTTGATGAATTCAAAAAAGCTAATGACGAGAAACTTGATAGACTAGAAAAAGGTTTGGGTGAAGATGCTTTGTTGAATGACAAGATGAGCAAGATTGAAGCAAAACTTGATTCTCTTGAAGATATCAACCAAACACTCACACAAACTAAAGCCGCGCAAGATGGCGTAGCTGAAAAAGTAGAGCAACTAGAAACGGTTCTTGCTAGACCCAATTCTGGTTATGATGCTAAATCAGCAGACGAGCTTTGCGTAGCATTTGAGTCATATTGTCGTAAAGGATTTGATTCTTTATCTGATATGGAAAAGAAAGCACTTACTGTAAGCAATGACACTACAGGCGGTTACTTAGCACCCCCAGAATATGTAAGAGAGTTACTTAAAACTGTAACTGAAATCTCACCTATTCGTGGTATTGCTAGACTCCGTACTACTGGTCAGCGCAGTATCCAAGTACCTAAGAGAACTGGTCAGTTTGCCGCATCATGGGTAGCTGAAAGCGGAACTCGTGCAGAAACTACTGGATACGCTGTAGGTCTTGAAGAAATACCCGCACATGAGCATTACGCTCTAGTGGATATCTCTGAGCAAGACTTAGAGGATTCAGTATTTGATTTAGAAGCAGAAATGCAATCAGAATTTGCAGAGCAATTTGCAAAAGCTGAAGGTACTGCTTTTGTATCAGGTAATGCAGTAGGTAAACCAGAAGGCTTCATGACTAACGGTGACGTTGGTGAAGTAGTATCTGGTCATGCTTCTACTATATTAGCTGACGGTCTTATCGGTCTGGTACATGGCATCAAGTCTGAGTATGCAAAGAACGGTACTTTTGTTTTTAACAGAACTACTCTTTCTAGCATCCGTAAGCTGAAAGATACTGCGGGTCAGTATGTTTTCCAAGCGGGCATGATGCTTACAGGCGGTGTGACTAACACTGTATTAGGATATCCATACGTTGAAGCAACTGATATGCCATCTGAAGGTAGTAACACTTACCCAGTAGCATTCGGTGATTTCTCTCGTGCCTACATGATTGTAGACAGGGTATCTATGGCGGTCTTGCGTGACCCATTCACACAGGCTACTACTGGTAACGTGCGATACATTGCACGCCGTAGAGTCGGTGGACAAGTGGTTCAAGCTGAGGCTATCGTTAAACAAAAATGTTCAACATAAGGGTATAGGTGACTAATTATGAAAGATTTAAGCAATAATATTGTCCCAGTAGTGAGCTTAGCCGCCGCTACAAGAACTGCCGCCGCTAACGGAACAGGAGTAGACCTACAAGGTTATGAAAGCGCTACTGTTCTTGTTGATGTAGGTGCGGAAGGTGATACTCTTTCTGGTTCAGTATATTTTGAAGTTTCATTGGAGGAATCTGATGATGATTCAACTTACACTGATGTAGCACAAGCTAGTATCGTAGATGGCACTATTGCATCTGGTGGTATTTTCTTGAAGCTAGACGGAACTACAGGCGGAAACCCAGATTCAGCGGGTGGTATTTTCCGTGTTGGATATGTCGGCAATAGTCGGTATATAAGAGTAGTCTTAGCTAAAACTGGCACACACTCTAACGGTACGCCTTTAGGGGCAATGGTCGTTAAAGGTCATGCTAGACATTCAGCGGACAACGCTTTCACTGCGCATAATGCGTAAATAAGTGTAAATGAGTTAGGTGACTGTTTCTTTTATAGGCAAAGCAATACACCATTAAGCGAAAGGAAGCAGTTACCTTAACTCAAATAACCGAGAGGTAATGCCTTATGGCAAACAAACAATTTAAAGTCTTAGTACCAAAAGTAGGTTCAGATAACAAAGATGGCACTGAAGCAAGACTCTACAAACATAATGAAGTGGTAGATGCTAAGTCAAAGTGGCAAGAAGAATTGATGGAAACATTTGTGGCGAATGGGTGGGCTATGGAAGTTAAGATGGAATCAACTGCTGATGTTGAGGAAGCCGAGCCAGTAAGAGCCAGAGATGATAAAGGTCACTACATTGCAGATGACCCAAGCACCCCTGATGTTAATGAAGCCTATAAAGGTGGAGAAGCACCTAAAAAGACTACTAAGAAAAAGAAAACTACCAAGAAAAAAACGAAAGCAAAAGCCTAGTTTTCTGGTATTATCAATCTAAGCAGATGCAATATGGTAGATACCATGCTAATTAGAGGAATAGGTATTCATGAGCGCGGGTTATCATCATTTTGTAATAGAACAAGGGGCTACATTCGGACAAGTCCTGACACTGAAGGATTCTAGCGGTACAGTAATTAATTTAACTGGTTACAGTAGCGCTGAAATGGATTTGAGAGAAAATCCTGAGTCTGACAGCGTTATCATGACATTAACTACAGCAAACAGCAGAATCGCTTTAGGTGGTGCGGCGGGTACTGTCACATTATCAATAAGCGCTACAGATACAGCTAATCTATCAACTGGTGATGGCGTATATGACCTAGAGATTGTAACTGGCAGTAGTATATACCGTATTCTTGAAGGTACTTACAGCGTAAGAAGGAATATGAGTAGATGAGTGGTACAGACAACATTACTATCAATCCTACTAGTACCATTAATCAAATTGAAGTAACTGACTCAACAAACATCTCAATAGTAACCGTTGGTACTCAAGGTCTAGCGGGTGCAAATACTTTACTTGGCAGAGATGTTGATTCTGCAACTGCAAGCACGGCGGGGTCATTGGTTATATATGACCATGACAATACAGAATGGATAGATAGCCAATCAACAAGAGCGCAATCCGTACCCGCAAAAATATACAGTCTAATATTCACCAGTGGTGGTGCTACTGTCACAGGCGTACTAGATGAAGATAATCTAGGCTCAGACAGCAACAGCAAACTTGCCACACAGCAATCAATTAAAGCGTATGTAGATGCACAGATAACAGCGCAAGATATGGATTTTCAAGGCGATAGTGGTGGCTCTTTATCCATAGACCTAGATAGCGAAACATTCACCGTAGCGGGCGGTACAGGCATTGATACTGTAGGTGGCACTAATACCATTACTGTCAGCATAGATTCAACTGTAGCGACATTGAGCGGCTCTCAGACACTAACAAACAAAGTATTAACAAGCCCAGATGTAAACGCACCAGATATAGACGGTGGAACAATAGATGGGGCAACCATAGCAACATCAAACATCACAGTAGGCTCTGGTAAAACATTAGATGTATCAGGTGGAACATTTACCCTAGCAAATAACCAAATATCAGGTGATAAAGTAGAGGGTGGTACTATTGCCGCAACTACAATCACAGATTTAGCTTCAACTACGGTAGATACCACAAACATTGAAGTAACAAACATAAAAGCAAAAGACGGCACTGCGGCGGGTTCAATAGCCAACTCAACAGGTGTTGTCACATTAGCAAGCTCAGTATTAACAACGACAGACATCAATGGCGGTACTATAGACGGAACTAATATAACTGTAGGTAGCGGTAAAACCCTTGATGTATCAGGCGGTACATTCACATTAGCTAATGACCAAATAAGCGGAGATAAGATACAAGGCGGTACAGTCGCATCAATGACCATTACGGCAATGACAGGTACGCTAGAAACTGCCGCACAACCTAATGTAACTTCACTAGGTACACTATCCGCACTAACCGTTGATGATATAGCGTTAGATGCCAAAACAGTAACAATGACAGGCTCATCTGGTGATACGGCTACCTTAGTAGTAGGTACTAACGGAACGCTTGATATAACAACTACAGATGCTTCTGCGGCGGCGGCTAATATTCAAATTACTGCTGATGGTACAGCAGAACTAGCGGGAACTACCGTAACCTTAGATTCAAGTGGCGGTATTACGCTAGATGCAGACGGTGGCACAATTACATTTGCAGACGGTGGCTCATCATTAGGAACAATTACATCTTCTGGTTATACAGGTGATGTTGTTGGTAACGCTTCTACTGCAACGGCTCTGGCTACTGCAAGAACAATAGGCGGTACATCTTTTGATGGAACAGCAAACATATCTGTAGCATTGGCAGATACGGCTACTGCTTTAGCTACTGCGAGAACAATACATGGCGTATCTTTTGACGGTACAGCTAATATAGACCTCAGTGAAGTAATATCAGACACAGTAGGGGCTATGTTTAGCTCAAACACGGAAACAAATATAACCGTTACTTATCAAGATTCAGACAATACTATTGATTTAGTAATTGGCACGCTTAACCAAGACACTACAGGTACAGCAGACAACTTTACAGTGACCGCTAACAACTCTACTGATGAAACGGTATATCCAATATTTGTTGACGGTGCTACTGGTTCACAAGGTGCTGAAACTGATACTGGTTTAAGCTATAACCCTAGCTCTGGAAACCTAACAATAGGTGGTGCGCTTGTAGCCGCAACCTTAGACATATCAGGTAACGTAGATGTAGATGGTACATTGGAAGCTGATGCTTATACTGTAGATGGCACGGCATTAGATGAATTCATAGCTGATACCGTTGGCGCAATGGTTTCTAGTAACACAGAAACGAATGTAACTGTTTCATACCAAGACTCTGATAACACATTAGATTTCGTAGTAGGAACTTTAAATCAAGACACAACAGGTAACGCCGCAACTGCAACAGCGCTAGAAACAGCAAGAAACATAGCATTAGCGGGTGATGTAACAGGTACAGCATCATTTGATGGCACAGGCAATATATCTATAACTTCAACAATAGCCGCAAATAGTGTGGCTTTGGGTACTGATACAACAGGTAATTATGTTGCAACAATAGCGGGTACATCAAACGAGATTGAGGTAAGTGGGTCAGGCTCAGAAAGTGCGGGCGTAACAATCGGCTTGCCAGATAACGTCACAATAGCGGGCAACCTAACTGTTACAGGTGATTATACAGTCAATGGTGATACTACAACTGTTAATACAGCAACCTTAACCGTTGAAGACCCTCTAATTAAATTAGCAAAAGCAAACTCAAGCGCTGATTCAGTAGATATAGGTTTATATGGATTGTATGACACATCTGGTTCTCAAGACTTGTACTCTGGTCTATTTAGAGATGCTAATGACTCAGGAAAGTGGAAGCTATTCAAAGACTTACAAGCAGAGCCAACAACCACAGTAAATGTATCAGGAACAGGTTATGCGGTTGGAACTTTAGTAGCAAATTTAGAAGGGGCGGTCACAGGTAACGCAAGCACGGCTACAACCCTAGCAACGGCACGCACAATCGGTGGTACAAGTTTTGACGGTTCAGCAAATATCGCAGTAGCATTAGCGGATACCGCAACCGCACTAGCAACCGCACGGAATATTGGTGGTACTTCATTTGACGGAACTGGAAATATAGATGTAGCTTTATCTACTCTTGCAACCAACATAACCGTATCAGCGAATAACTCAACTGACGAAACTGTCTACCCATTGTTTGTAGATGGGGCAACTGGAACGCAAGGGGCAGAAACAGATACAGGTCTTACTTATAATCCTTCAACAGGAATGCTAACAAGCAGTGGATTCACAGGTGCATTGACAGGTAATGCTTCAACCGCAACCACATTAGCCACAGCGCGTACCATTGGTGGTACATCATTTGATGGGTCAGCAAACATAGCGGTAGCACTTGCCGCCACTGCAACTACACTAGCTACGGCGCGTACCATTCATGGTGTAAGTTTTGATGGATCAGCTAATATTGATCTATCAGAGGTTATTTCAGATACCGTAGGTGCAATGTTCTCATCTAATACAGAGAGCGGCATAACGGTAGCCTATCAAGAC